TAAAAGTTGTTCCTTCTCCAGCTGAAATGGACAATATAAAAGAAGAAGTTCAAAAACAACTATCTGATTTTAAAAATGAAGTAGAAGTTGGTTTAATTGAAAAACAAATGCAAATACAACAAGCAGTTGAATCTGGTGAAATTATTCCAGAGAGAGCTCAATTAGAAATGAAAAAAGCTGAAGAAATGGCATCTCAATCAATTAAAGAAAAAGAAATGCAATTAACTGCACAGGCTCAAGACGCAGCTACAATTATTAAGCAACAAATTATGAGTCAATCTGATTTTAAAATAATAGAGAAAGACCCAGAAGCTAAAAAAAATATAGTAGATGCAGTTAAATTTTATGAAAATAGAATAATCCAAACTTGTAGTGCAGGTGATGATGTATTTTTATATGAATATACTTTGCCCGTAAGTGAATATCCAATTATTCCAATTCCATATATGTACACTGGCACTCCATATCCAATGAGCGCAGTTACTCCATTAATAGGAAAGCAACAAGAAATTAATAAAGCTCATCAGATTATGCTTCATAATGCAAATTTAGCTTCTAATTTAAGATGGATGTATGAAGAAGGTGCAGTTCCAGAAGATGAATGGGAAAAGTATTCTTCGGCTCCTGGTGCATTGCTTAAATACAGACAAGGATTTGCGACTCCGACTCCTATTATGCCAGCTCCAATTAATAATGCTTTTTATTCTGTAGTTCAAGAAGGTAAACAAGACGCTGAATATATTAGTGGTGTTCCTTCGGCTATGATGGGATTTGCTCAAGACCAAGCCGAAACGTACAGAGGTTTGTTAGCAAATGATGAATTTGGGACAAGAAGATTAAAAGCTTGGATGGGAAGTGTTGTAGAACCAGCTTTAGAACATTTAGGTAGATGTTTTCAAATGAGAGCTCAAAAACACTATTCAGTAGAAAAAGTATTTAGAATAGTGCAACCTGAAGCTGGTCAGACTCCACAAGAACAAGAAAAAGAAGTTAGAATTAATATAAGACTTTATAATGATTATGGTAATGTAATTGGAAAATATAAAGATTACGCAAGTGCAAGATTTGATATAAGAGTTGTAGCTGGGGCAACAATGCCAGTAAATAGATGGGCATTATTAGAAGAATATTTTAAATGGTTTCAAGCTGGGTTAATAGATGATGTAGCAATGTTAGCTGAAACTGATATAAGAAATAAAAAACAAGTTATGGAAAGAAAATCTGTTTATTCACAACTTCAAGGACAGGTTTCTTCTATGCAAGAAGCAATAAAAGATAAAGATGGAACCATAGAAACTTTACAAAGGCAATTAGTACAAGCTGGAATTAAATTACAGGTAGATAAAGCTGGTAATGAGATAAGAAAAGATGTATTGCAAACTGAAGCAGAACAAAAATTATTAAGAGGTGTTTTGAAAACTGAATTTGAAAGCATGAAAAAAGACATGAAAAGAGAGTTTCAAGCTTCAAAACAACAAACTAAAAAAGACGTTTCTAAAAACGAAAATGTTTAGCAATAAAATAGTTTGAAATATTTTACTGTTATTCATAAATTAACAAAACTCTAAAATAGGAGATTAGTATGTCAGAACAAGTAGGTAACGCTGTAGAAGCCCCCGAAAGTACAAACGTACAAGATTCCGTAATGAGCTCAACATCTGATGATTTCTTTGAAGCATTAGATAATCAAGTGAATGGCGGAATATTAGAACATTCGCAACCAACCTCGGTAAATAGCGGTAACACGCAAACGAGCCCTAATGCAGAAGTTCAGAATAAAGAATCTGTTTCTAATGAAATGGATACTTTGCAAAAAAGGTATAGTGATTCTAGTAGAGAGGCAAAAAAGTTAAATGGACAATTAAAGGAAATTGAACCTTATATGCCTATATTAGATGCTATGCGAGAAGACCCTAATTTAATTACTCATGTGAGAAATTATTTTGAGGGTGGAGGTCAAACCCCACAAACGATGACTGAAAAGTTGAATCTAAACGAAGATTTTCAATTTGATGCTGATGACGCTTTTTCTCAACCTGATTCTGATTCTGCAAAAGTATTAGGAGCAACCATTGATGGAGTAGTCCAAAGAAGGTTGAATAGTGCTTTGCAAGGGCAAAAGGTAGAAAACCAAAAACTAGCAAAAGAAACTAATTTTCGTCAAAAACATGAAATGAATGACGAACAATGGTCTACTTTTGTAGATTTTGCTAAATCTAAGTCTCTTGAACTTGATGATATTTACTATCTAATGAATAGAAAAAATAGAGATGAGAAAATAGCTGATAATACTAGACAAGAAATACATAATAAAATAAAAGAAGTCCAGCAACAGCCAGGTACTCTTGCAACGCAAGGAAGTACACAAGTTGAAAAATCTGCGGATGATTCAGTCTTTGATGCCATTTTGGGTTCGACAAATGAACTAGAAAAGGCTTTTGGTATTTAGATAATGCTAAAGGCCATTAACTCAAAATAAAGAGGTAACAAAATGGCTGACGGTGTATTTAGCTTAGGTACTTATTCAGACACGGCTTCGTGGTCTGATGGTACTTCAAAAGACACGGGCGACCTTAGACGAAAGTACAATTTTGGGGATAGAGTTTCTGAACTGAACATTGCTCAAGACCCTTTCTTCCGATTTGTATCTAAAGTTGCCAAAAAAACTACGGATGACCCAGAGTTCAAATTTACTGAACGCAGGCCTTCGTATCACAAACGATACGCTTATGTATCAAATCATGGAACATCTGCTCCTTCTTCTTTAGCAGGAACTAATGCAACTGTAACTCATACAGATGTAGATGCTGGTGATGTTTACTACTTTTGTATGATTGGTGATTATAAATCTGCTGGTAATATCCAGACTATTTATGGTCAAACTGGAACTGATGTATTACCAGGTTCAAGTGGTTCTCAACCTGCATTTTTCTTACCAAACGCTGTAATTAAGATTCCTTATATTATTGCTGGTTCTAGCAATTTTAATGATTCTGAAGGTGCAGGCGATTGGGATGATACAAGTGGAACAACTGATATAGCGACAACTCCAGATGATTACTTAATTGTTAAGGTATTGTCAGTAGATACGGATTCTGTATCAAATGCTGCTATACTTAAAACAGAAGTAATTAGCAAAGGTTCTGCTGGGGCTGATATAGAACTAACTTCTTATTCAACTTATAATAATGCTCTTGATGCTGTGGATATTTCTTCAAAATCAGTAGCATTGTATCTTGAAAAGAAAAGATGTTATGTAGTTGGTTCAGCACATGCTCAAGGAACTGGATACCCAGAGACTTGGAAAGACCAACCTTTCTCAACTGCATTTGGGCTTACTCAAATTTGGAAAACTGCTATGGCGATGGATAACACAACTCGTGCTACCGTTCTCAAGTATGAACCAAATGAGTTTGCAAGAATCTGGCGTGAAAAGTTGATTGAACACAAGTTCGATATTGAACAATCATTATTATTTGGTTCTCAAGGAACTGATAATGATGGAGCTCAATATACTGAAGGAGCTGTTAGTTTCTGTGTATCATACGGAAACATCTTTGATGGTTCTGGAATGGGTGGAACAGGTACTAAATCTCAAGATGATTTTCTTGATGATATGAGTAACTTTTTAGACCCACGTTACAATAATGCAAGTGCTACTTTATTTATGGTTTCAACTGATGTATATAATTGGTTACATAAATTAAGTGGATACTTTTCAGCTAATGTACAGCAAGTTGCTGGTGTATCAAATGGAGCTGGAAGAGCTGATTTTAGCATGGGTGGAAAGAAGAACGTCTTTGGTGTAGATATTACACAGATTTATACTCCTTATGGTGTAATGAATGTGTCTCGTAATATTCACTTAGACGGAACTGGAGTTAAAATGTTAGCTGTAAACATGAAACATTGCGCATACCGACCATTAGTTGGTAACGGATTGAATCGTGATACTGCAGTCTACGTTGGAGTCCAGACTCTTGAAAATAGTGGTGTTGACCGTAGGGTTGATTTAATTCAAACTGAGGCCGGTATGGAATGGCAAATGCCAGAAGCCCATGCGGTCTGGAAATAGGAGGTAAATCATGGCAAATCCTTTATACGGACAAAACAAAGCTGATGGGCAAGTAAGTTGGCTATTGAATGAAATACATGGAGTTAAAGCTCATGGTACATTAGCTGATAATTTAACTCTAACAGCTTATGATATGGTCAACTATATAGCACATTCATGTGACCCTGCAGCAGCTAGGAATATAACTACTCCTACTGCAGCTCAAATAGTTTCAGCTATATCAGCTAAGAAAACAGGCGGTGATTGTAAAAGTGGCGACACATTTCAATTCTGCTTTATTAATGCTGGTACAGCTGGTGCTGATGAATCATGCACTATGGTAGCAGGTTCAGGAGTAACTCTTGTAGGTAATGTAGAGGTTGAAAATGCTGATACTGCTAGTGATGCTATTAGTTCGGGTTCTGGGTTATTCCTAGTACATGTTACTAATGCTAAATCAAGTAGCGAAGCTGTTTCATTAATAAGAATAGCTTAACATTATAGCAAGTTGATTAACAACAATATATGGGGGGCTTCGGCCCCCTGTATATAAAATAAAAATTATATGGCAATAACAGATATACAAGCAACAGTTTTAGCAAACACAGGAAATACTCCTACTGCAAATAGCGTAGAAGATGCGCAAAGATATGTAGTATCAAGTATTCCAAAAGATTTATTAAAGTGGGCTTCTAGTGAAACATCTCCTTCTTCGCATGGTGGAAATACAAGTGCTACTTTAATTACTCTTCCAGTAGGAACAGATAATGTAATTTCTGTAAGAAGAGAAGGATATACAGCAGAGGAAGTTCCAATAGAAGATAGAGGTTTTATAGGAAACTCTTCTAGTTTAAAATTAGCAACTTCAATTTTTCCTAAATATTTTAGGCAAAGTGGAAATGCAATAGTTGTTAAACCAAACCCAACAGATGACGCAACAGCTCATGTTACATATATAGATTATTCTAAATTAGATGACACTTCTGATTTAA